TTATCTTTATTACCACAAATTAAATCAGAAACTATAGGCGCAGTAATAGATTCCAAGAAAAGAGGCGGTCAAATGGCTGAAACATTCTCATGACGACATATCCAGTTACAATACCTAGTACTTTTGCTCCAAGTGCCACTACATTTAGAATTAAACGTATTGTAGGCTCATCAGAAAGTATTTTTACAGGACAACAACAAGTTTATCAATATTCAGGTGAATGGTGGGAATGTGAAGTAACAATGCCACCTATGAGGTTAGATGCAGCTAGAGCTTTTGTTGCTTTTTTGGTAAGTTTAAGAGGACAGTATGGTTCTATGTATTTAGGCGACTGGGATGCTAGAACCCCACTTGGAACAGCCTCTAGTTCGGCAGGAACACCGCTTGTAAACGGTGCTGACCAAACTGGTAATACTTTGGTATGTGATGGCGCACCTGCCTCTCAGACAGGCTATTTAAAGGCAGGAGATTATATACAAATAGGTAGTGGATCAAGTCAAAAACTTCATATGGTAACGGCTGATAGCAATTCAGATGGTTCTGGTAATTTTACATTATCCATTGAACCTGCATTAAGAACTTCACCTGCTAACGATACAGCTTTAACAGTAAGTAATACAAAAGGAGTGTTTCGTTTAATTAGTAATGAAACATCATGGCAAACAAACGCTGTTTCTTTATATGGAATTACCTTTGCTGTAAGAGAGGTGTTATGAGTAGAGATACAACGGCATCTTTTAGAGCTTATGCACGTTCTGAAACTTTTAAAACTGCTTTTTTAGTAGAAGCTAGTTTTGATTCTGGTGATGTTAATTTATGGACAGGATATGGTGATCTTGTAGTTGATGGAACGACTTATACAGGAGCAGGTAATCTTATAAACATAGATCAATCGGCAGAAAGTTTAGAAATGAAAGCCAATGGGTTTAATGTTCAATTATCTGGTATTGATTCATCTATATTAAGCGTAGCTTTACAAGAACCTTACACAGGTAGACCTATTAATGTTAAAACAGCTTTTATGTGTCCAGAACCAGAAATTGCAACCACTTTTAAAGTAACAGCTAGTGGGGGTGCTTTTTATATTGAAGATTTAATTAGACCAGATTTAGATATAAAAGCAGGTAATACTTATATTTTTGATGTTAGTGATTCTAGTATGGCTACACATCAATTTAGATTATCAGAAACAATAGATGGCACAGGTGGTCAATATACTTCAGCATCATGGACAGAATCAGGAACTTCAGGTACAGAAGGTGCTACGGCAACATGGGTTGCACCAAGTACATTACCAAGCCCTTTATATTATTATTGTACTTTTCATACAGGTATGGGTGGCAATATAGCTAATAATCCATCTGCTATAGTATCTGATCCTTATACAATTTTTTCAGGATTTATGGATGTTATGGTTTTAAAAGATAGTGGAGGTACGGCTACAATATCTGTGCAATGTGAAAATGAATTAATTACTTTAGAAAATCCAAATACACAAAGATATACACCAGAAGATCAAGCTATTAATTTTCCTAATGATAAAGGGTTAGAATATGTTGCATCTTTACAAGATCAGGAAATATTATGGGGAAACACAACTCGTACAAATTAGATAATTGGCAGATTATCTTATATGAAGAAATCAATAAACCTAGAGATTTTAAATGGGGTTTTACAGATTGTGTATGTTTTTGTGTAGAAATGTTAATGACATATACAAATAAAGATTTTGGAACTAAACATATTGGAAAATTTAATACTGCTAAAGGTGGTTATAAATACGGATTAAAATACTTCGCAGAACATAATATTCCTTATGAAAAAAAAGATAGTTTAAATAGTTATATAATAAAATTTTGGGATTATCATTTTCCTAGTGTGCATATAAATTTAGCGCAAAGAGGTGATGTTGTAGCTACTTTAAAATTTAATAATCAAGAAGAAACAAAAATGAAGAATGCTAATTTAACTTGTGGAATATTACTTGATAAAGTAGCAAGATTTTTAACTCCTAATGGTTATATAGATTTACCTAAAGAAGATTGTCAAATAGCATGGAGTGTTAAATAATGGGTGGTGGTGGTGGTATTAATCCTGCTCAGTTAGTTGTAGCTGCTGTTAGTGGTTTTATACAAGGTGGTTTTTCAGGAGCAGTAATTGCTGTTGTTTTATCTTTTGCCTCAATGGCTTTAGCACCAAAACCAAAAAGACCAGATGCACCTAATTTTGCAATAACAGCACAAGATAGAAAACAAAACTTTAGACAAGCTATTACAGCAAGAAAAACAGTATATGGTAGGATACGAGTTGGTGGTCCAATAGTATTTTTATCAACTTCAGCAGGAGATGGTACTTTAAATGATTCAGATTTAAATACATATTTACATATGGTTGTTGTGATTGCGAGCCATGAAGTACAAAGTTTTGATGAATTTTATATTAATGGAGAGTTAGTAACTCCTGCACAATTAGATGGTAATGGTGATGTAACAAGTGGAACTTTCTATGTAGAACAAGATAGCAATACTAGTTATCCTTATTTAAGAATACAGACAACTAGTGGAACGAGTGGACAACTTGCTAACCCAGATTTAATATCAGAAACAGGAGGATTGTGGACTGCTGACCATACTTTATCAGGCATGGCTTATATTTATTTTAGATTTAGATGGGATAATAATCTTTATCAAAACATTCCTAATGTAAATGCTGTTATAAAAGGAAAAAAGATTTATGACCCAAGAACAGGATCAACAGTTTATTCAAATAACTCAGCTTTAGTTTTAAGAGATTATTTAATATCTTCTTATGGTTTAGGTGTGGATAGCTCTAAGATTGATGATACTTATGTAACAACAGCTGCAAATATTTGTGATGAAAGTATAGCCTTATCAGGAGGAGGTACAGAAAATAGATACGAAAGCAACGGTATGGTATCATCTGAAGCTAAACCTAGAGAAAGTATTAATGAATTATTAACAGCTATGTCTGGAACTTTAACTTATGCAAATGCCAAATATAGAATGTTTGCTGCTTCTACGCAAACATCAACATTATCATTAACAGAAGATGATGTCATTGGAGAATTAACTGTTCAAGCAAGATTAAGCAGAAGAGAATCATTTAACAGTATTAAAGGTGTATTTATTTCTCCAGACTCAGATTGGGAACAAACGGATTATCCATCTTTAAGTGTTGCTTCTTTTGTAAGTGATGATAATGGAAAAGTTATATATAATGATTTTAGTTTACCATTTACAACCTCAAGTTCTATGGCACAAAGGATTTCTAAAATACAATTATATCAAGCAAGACAACCTTTAAATATTCAAGGAGTTTTTAAAACAACGGCATTTAGTGCTGATATTAATGACGTTATAAAATTAACAAATAGCCGTTATGGTTGGAGTGAAAAAGAATTTAGAGTAATAGCATGGGGATTTCAAGCAACTCCTAGTGGTATAATGGTTAATATGTCGCTTAGAGAATACGCTGCTAGTGTTTATTCATGGTCATCTACAGAAGAACAAGTATTGGCAGACGCACCAAATACAACTTTACCAAGTGCTTTTATTGTTGCTACACCAACTAATATTAATGTTACTGAATCTTTATTTACAACTAGAGATAATGCAAGAGTAGCATCTTTAATGACTATTACTTGGACTGCTTCAAATGATGCACAAGTATTAAATTATCAAGTACAATATAAATTAAATACTGCTACTGATTATATTACTAATACTGTAACTGTAGGAACTTTAGCAGAAGTACAAGATTTAAAAGCAGGTGTGTATGATATTAGAATAAGAGCTAAAAATTCTATAGGTATGTATTCTACTTATGTTGAAACAACATTTTCATTAACAGGATTATCAGCTATTCCTGCTGATGTTGCTGATCTTGAAATAATGACAATGGGTGGAATAGGTATTTTAGAATGGACACAATCTACAGATTTAGATGTAAGAATTGGTGGTGGTGTTGAAATAAGATGGTCGCCTGTTACAACTGGAGCGACTTGGATAACTTCTGTTTTAGTTGATAATACCATAGCAGGTATTGCTACCTCTGCTGCTGTGCCTTTAAGATTAGGAACGTATTTAGCCAAATTTTTTGATAGTAGTGGTAATTATAGTAATGGCATAGCAACAGCTGTATCTGAAAATGAAACTATATTACAATATCAAAATACAGTTACTATTACAGAAAACCCATCTTTTAGTGGTGTAAAAAATGGCACATTAGTAGCTGATAGTACATTACAAATAGCTTCAAATGTTTTATTAGATTCTGTAGCCGATTTTGATGATATTGCTAATTTTGATTTACTTGGTAATATTGAGTCAAGTGGCGAATACTTTTTTGCTTCTAAATTAGATAAAGGTAGTAAAACTAGAGTAAGGTTGCAAGCAAGTACAACTTCTAATATAGTTAATGTATTAGATTTAATTGATTCAAGATCAGCAAATATTGATACATGGGCTGATTTTGATGGTGATAGTGGTCAAGCAGCGGTGGGTAATATTGCTATGTACTATAGAACAACAGATGATGATCCAAATTCAGGTAGTCCAACTTGGTCTGCCTATAAATTATTTCAATCTTCAGAAGCATATGCTAGAGGATTTGATTTTAAAGCAGTATTAACAACAAGTGATCCTGCTTATAATATTAATTGTACTGCAATGTCAGTAACAAGTAACACTTTATAGGAGAAAATTATGGCAACACATGATTATGTAATTGCAAATGGTGATGGAGCAACAGTTAGAGCTGATATAAACGGAGCTTTAGCTGCAATAGTATCAAATAACAGTAATTCTACATCACCCTCTACTACATATGCTTATATGTGGTGGTATGATACAACAGCTAATATTTTAAAAATGAGAAACGCAGCGAATGATAATTGGATTACTATTGCTACATTTACGCAAGGAAGCAATATAACTGATTTAGCCTTCCTTGCTACGGCTCAAACCTTTAGTAAGGCTCAGAGAGGCAGTTTAACCACTGTAAACAGTACTACAGGTGGAGTTATTACTCCAGATATGAGTTTAAATAATCATTTTATTTTATCTGATAACGCAGGAAACGGAGTTTTAGCA